GGCATCTGTTAATATTGCATCTGGGGTAAATTTATCCCGTTTTGCGTCAATTGGCGGAAATTTTGTCGCCACTGATACCTTTCAATTCGCTAAGAATTTGTTTAATTGGTACATGTATAAAAGACGTGAAATAATGACTGTTTACGATGAACAGCGTATACGTGATGAGATCGAAGATGAAGATCAGCATTTTCTACATCCCGCTCACAGGTTGGTCGCCGGTGGGCGCTTTGGGGGTACCGCACTACGGAGGTTGACCTCCCTGTTGTACCGCCTCTTAAGGATAGTTTGTTATTGCGTTCTTGGAACGCTAGCTATTCGTATTGGCCTATTCGGCGCCCAAGTCGCGTATCGCTTGGTGTACATGTGCCTATCGCCGCATGTCCCTATCCCGACACCGCAGATCCTGTCTCAACGCTTGACGGATTTTGCTATAGGAGTGGTCGGAGGACACCTCAAGTGGATCCTGTCTGGATTAATGAATTCGGTTGGTTTGTGCTTGACTGGTGTTATAAAAATTTGCGTCCACTCGCATCGCATGTGGACACAAGCTTTGAAACTTGGATTGGAGGAGCCCCATACACCATATCCAGGAAGCGTGTCCTTACTAAGGTTTGGGCTAAATCCCGAGGAACTTTAAGTTCCGATAGGGTTTTTGGTGCGCATAATACGAGAGTAAAATGTCATGTTAAACGTGAATCGTATTATCCGGCACCGAAATATCCGCGCATCATCTTGTCACGTACAGATGAATTCAAATGTTTTTGTGCGCCGATATTTAAATTAATTGAAAACGAAGTTTTCAAGTATCCTGATTTCGTAAAGTATTCACCCGTTGATGAAAGAGCAGCTATAATTATTAAAGATTTAACGCAAGTTGGTTCAAATATAATTACAACCGATTATTCGAGTTTTGAAGCCTCATTTGTCCCGGAAGTTATGATGAATGCTGAAATCATCTTGTATTGGTACATGACCCAATACTTGCCTGACCATGATTGGTTTAAAACTGTTTCGTTAGTTTTAACTGGTTATAATCGTTGTGTCTTTAAGAGTTTCAAAATGAGGATTCTTGGGACACGTATGTCTGGTGAAATGTGCACTTCCCTTGGAAATGGTTTTACTAATTTAATGGCAATGAAGTTCATTGCGTATAAGTGTGGTTTAAAATCTTTACGGGGCAAAGTTGAAGGTGATGATGGTATATTTACGTTTTATGGTGTAGTACCTAGTGAACAGGTGTTTGCTAAAATTGGCTTAACCATAAAATTAACATCACACGAACACATATCGTATGCTTCCTTTTGTGGAATTGTGTCGGATCCGGATGAATTGATTAATATCAAG